CCATTGATAATCCACTAATCTCTGCTGGTATATAATAATCCAATTCTGAAAGAATTTTAGTTTTTATTGTTCTTTTTTGTTGAGATCCTTTAACATTTGGTTGTTTTTGTTGATTTTCCACTGCTTTACCAAATATCTTTTTCAATTCAGAAGATGCACTTAAGAATTTTTTTTCAACTAAAAGTAATGGTTTTAAATTTTTTTTTTCTAAATTTAAATCTATTATTTCTTCGCACGAGAAATTTTAAAATTATTTAATTTTAGGTCTTGACCTGCTATTTTACTATATCAAGGTTTGAAAGTTAACTATTAACTTATTAATTAATTGGAGGATTTCCGCAAATGGCTTACGAATTCCTAGATAATTTGAATCTAGACTCTGGCGTTCGTGATAAGATTTCCCGTATCCTCGACAACATTGTTGCTGGGAATGACGTTCCACTCAGAACTCCTGTTGCGTCTTCTTTAGATGCTAAATATATTCTTAGCGCTTGGGATAGCATCTACAATTTGAACAGCAGTGTTATTAATGAAGAGTTAAACGCTATCGAAATGTCAAATCGTTCTAAATATGGTCCTAGGAATTTAGCACTTCCTTGGAAGGACAGATTTGAAGGGGTTTCTGCCTACTTTTCTCTTCAGGAGAGTGGTAGAGTACCTGTTACCTCTTTCTCTTTTCCCCGGAGATTAAGACCTCTTAATTTAGAGGCAGCTGCTGATTATTTAAAGAATGATACAAGTTCAGGCTTACCCTACATGGTTCGGAAATCCCTTGTAAAATCGAGAGTTATTCGCAATTTTGAAAGCCTGCTGGAGCGGAATGATCCATGTATCCTGTACACTAGAACTCAGGAAGGTTACAAAACTAGAAACGTTTGGGGCTATCCGATAGCCGAAACCCTTAACGAAATGCGCTATTACCGACCTGTTTTAGAGTATCAGCGCAGATTATCTTGGAGGGCAGCTCTGCAAGGACCGACTGCAGTTGACCGTTCAATTACAGACCTTATTAATAACTGTAACCGTATGAACAAGAAACTAGTGTCAATAGATTTCTCGCTCTATGACGCTTCCGTTAAAAGCGGATTACAGAAGTGCGCTTTTGAGTATATAAAGTCTCTTTTCCAATCAAGTTATAGTGAGGAAATTGACGATATTGCTCGTAAGTTTAATACAATTCAATTGATTACACCTACGTCTATAATGAGTGATAGACACGGCGTTCCTTCTGGAAGTACTTTTACGAACGAAGTTGACTCTTTGGTACAATACCTTTGTGCTAAGGACTATGGTATTCCTGACCATCTATTAAACATCCAAGGCGATGATGGTGTTTATGTAGTTGATGACCCAGACTTTCTTTACTCTCACTTCGAAAGTTTTGGTCTTGTTGTATCTAAGGAAAAGAGTCTAGTTTCTAACAATAGTGTTCTGTTTCTACAGAACTATCATTCTCCAGATTATGTTAGTGATGAAGGATTGTTCGCTGGGGTATACTCAACTTATCGAGCTTTAACAAGAATTATATTCCCAGAGAGATTTGATGAATTTAGTGATTCTGGAATAGATGGAGCTGATTTCTATTCTTTAAGAACCATCTCTATTTTAGAGAACTGTTGTTACCACCCACTATTTGAAGAATTTGTCAAATTTGTTGCTACTATAGATAAATATAGTCTCAACTATAGTCAGAAAGGATTGCGAAGATATTGCCAGTATGTTTCCAATTTGAAGGGTTCTGACGAGATAAGAAGATACAGACGTGGAGAC